TCAGTAAGTAGGTCCACCAGCTCCGTGGCCTATCGGACTGCCACCGGTGTACCCGCCTCCCGGAGCGCCAGGATTGCCCACGCTGACCGTCGCTCCTGATCCCACCCCAGCTCCCACGATCAGGGCTGTAATGTTGTGGCCACCGCTCGTCCCCGGAGCCGTATAGAGACCCGTGCCGTCGATCGTTCCCACGGTCGCATTTCCTCCCGTGACGCCATCGACGGCCCACTGAATCGTCGGCGATCCGCTGTAGCCCGTCACCGTCGCCGTGAACTGCTGCGTGGCGCTGAGAGCGATCGCAGCGGCACTCGGTGTGATCGCCAGCTGGGCCGCCCCGATTGTGCTCCCGGCCGATCCTGTACCGACCTGCACAAACTGCCAGCCGATCGCCGCCGCGTTTGCCTGGCTGATCGCCGTGATCTGATGTGTCCCGTTGGTCGCAGGCGCGGTGTAGAGTCCCGTGGCGTCGATTGTTCCCACGTCAGCGTTGCCGCCGGCGACGCCGTCCACACTCCAGTTGACCGCCATGTTCGAGCTTCCCAGCACCTGCGCCGAGAACTGCTGTGTCCCGCTCACCGGCATCGAAATGCCGGCAGGAGAGACGGTCACGCTGATGCCGCCGGCCGAGCCTCCGGACGCGCCGGTTGTCGGCTCATAGAAGAGAGCGAAGACGTCGGCGGTACCGCTCCACTGATTGCCTTCGCCGTCCTCGAAAAATATGTGCACCGTGAGATTGGCGTCAACGTAGCACGCACCGATGCCGTGCGCCGGGTGATCCACGATATCGAACGTGCGCGGACCGGCGATCGCCTGCAGCGAATTGCCTGCGCCCGCGGCGGTTGGCAGCGTCAGTGCAGAGCCGTCGGCGAAGGTGCCCATCCCTACACCGAGCGTCATATCCGTCGCATCGTTGTAGAGCATCCAACTCGCGCCGCCGAAAGTCTGGGTGGTCACCGTGCCGGTGTTGTTCTGCCACGCGAACACCAGCACATTCGCGTTCCCGTGCCAGACGTGTCCTTCACCATCCTGGTAGTTCAGGTGCACCACTCCGTCGCTGTCGACGTACGCACCGACTCCATGCGCCTGGTTCCCACTCGCACCGGCTTCATTCGGCGAGGCGTCGTGCGGATAGGCGACGATCAGCGACTTCGCCAGATCGAATCCAGTCGGCAGGATCAGGTTCGTTCCATCAGCGAGTACTCCCTGACCGAAACAGACCTTCTCACCGCCCGCCAGCGTGAGCAGCAGCCAGTTGAATTCGGAAGTTCCGATCACGGCCGTGGTGAGATCCGCCGCGGTGTTGTCGCCGATCCACGTCACCGCGGCCACATTGACGTCGCCGCCCCACAAGTTGTTCTCACCATCCTCGTAGGACAGCGATGCTATGCGCGTGGTCGGATCTACGCTGCAGTTGCTGATGACGTGCATGTCGTTACCGACGTCCGCGGTTCCCTGCGGACCTGCCCAGGCCAGCATGTTGGCCGGATCAAATCCACTCGATGGCAGATCGAACGACTTGCCGGTGGGCAGCGAGAGGCTGAGAAAAGCCAGTGTTCCGTTGTCCGCCAGCGCGATCGCGGTGTAGTCGCCATCATTGCCGGGATCGCTGCCCGGCACATTGCTCCAGCCGGCGGTTCCGGCATCGGTCGAATCGTAGAAGTAGCCGCCGTCGAACCACTGCAGCGTGAGCGTTTCCTGGCCGCCGTCCGGCGATGCCTTCAGCGTCACCGTATTGCCGCTGCCAGCGGGCTGCGCGGTGTACGGCTGGTGAGCGCGAGTGATCACTTCATAGATGCCCTGATAAGCGAAACTGGCGGTAGGATCGAGCGTCACCACGTCGCCAGGCTGCAGCTGCGCGGCCGCCGCGCCAGTGCCGGCCGCATCGCGCGCATACGCTGGACACTTCAGAGTGAACGCCGGCGGTGTCACGTACGGGGCGGCATCATAGCCGAGCGCTCGGTCTTTCTCGTAACGGATCACGCGGCTGGCCTGATCGAAGGTGGTCACCGCGAAGTCGTAGGTCACCGGCACCGCGTTCAGCTGGCGCGGAATGCCGACGCCCACGGCGCCCTTCGCATACTGGTTCGCCTGATGGCGGAAGGTGGGGGCGCGTTCTTTGAAGCGCGAGTACGTCAGACCGATCACGCCGCCGGCGCCCACGCTCGCCGGATAGTTCGAGCCCTTGCTCAGCAGGGTCAGGGTGGTGATGTTGGTGCCCGCCGGCACGCCGGCCACAAACCACACGCCATCATAGATAGTGTCCGTTCCGCCGATGGCGATGCGATCGCCGGTGTTGAACGGATGCGGATCCTCAGTGGTGACGATCGGTTCTGAGTGGTCCGCGCAGGTGATGGTGGCGATGTTCGCAGCCGCCGGTACCAGCAGATCGCGAAACTTCGCTATGAAGGAGTTGGGCGCCGAGCTCAGGGTTTTATCGCTCGGCGCGAAGCTGCCTGGCAGGATGTGCTCGCGTGTAAAAGTTAACACTGAGTCGCGCGGCCGATCGACGATCAGCGAGAGTTGGCCGGCGTACTCGCGGATGAAGCCGCGGCAGACCTTCAGCATCTGCTCCTCGATCGCCGCCAGCGTCGTCGACTGCGAAAAGGCATAGTTCCCAGTGAAGCGGGGACGCGAGCCGAGGTTCGTCTGGATGATCTGGTTGCAGTAGGTCGCGCTCGCATAGATATCGCCCCAGTTGAAGCGATTGAGCACATCCTCCGGTACCGGATCGGCGCCCCCGTTCAGCGAGACGCCGTACTCGGGAAACAGCTTGCGGCGCAGCTTCACGTCTACCCAGTGCCACACCGGATTGGTCGAGAACGCGTAGCCGGACTGGTTCCCTTCGTCGTCGAAGATCCGCACCCGCAGCCCGCGCCAGAGACCGATAGGGGCGATGTCGGTCCACTGCGTCGGATCGTTTTCATGGTCATTCGTCTGGTTCTCGATCGGCTGCTTGCGGAAGATTCCGTAGTAGGCGAGCCTGCTGTAGCACAGTGGCTGCAGCGCGGTCGGAAACCACTGCCAGAACTGATCGCAGCCCTGATCGGGGCCGATCGAATACGGGGTCAGTCCGGAGCCGATGACCGAGTCGGTTCCGCGGTGAAAATGAAACTGCGCGGGGTCGTCGTATTCCGAATCCCATGTATAGGTGTCGTTGATCCACAGCTCCTCGCAGCCGTCCCATTCCCCTTCGCCGAGGAGCCAGAAGCCGACCCGCGAGAATTCGAGCGCATCGCTGCCCGTGTTCTGCAGCATGTAATACTCGGCGCGCTTGCCCGTCGCCCAGATAAAGCCATAGCCCAGCGCAGCCGGGGTGTTGGTGGTCTGGCTCGAATCGACGGCGACGGTGCTGGATGAATTTGGCATCGTTCAGAACTGGCGAATGCGATTGACCACGCCGGTCGCGGTGTTCGCCCACGCCTCGCCGTAGTTTTTCTCGTAGTTGTTCACAATCACAAAAACCCGCTCGACCACCTGGCAGGTCGGGAAGGTCTGCATGCAGGGCGTCGGCTGCGTCGATCCGCACTGCACGCTCGACCAGCGCCACTGGCAGATCTCGCAGAGCTGATAGGGCGGCGCAGCGTCCTGGGACGGGTCGTTCAGCTGCTTCAGCGTGAGACTCACCTTCTCGGGATTGCTGTCATCCACGCTGAGCGTCCCGTGAAACTCAAGCTCGGCCGCCTGACCGCCGGCGTTCCATTCGCGGTAGACGCACAACGCACCTTCAAGCACTGTTCGGCGCGCGATCTTTTGAAAGTCCGACTGCAGTGTGTCGCCGCTCAGGTTCTGCAGCTGCACACTGCCGCTGTCGGTCTTCATCGAGCGGTTGAAGGTGAACTGCGGCGCGCTGAGAATCCACGGCAGATATAGATTCGAGGCCGATCCGCCATCCCCCACGATGACGCTGGGAGCGACCAGGGGACGGCTTCCCCAGTAGTAGCAGTTCCCGTTCGGGTCCTCGACGTCGAGCAGGTAGGCATTCGCGATGCCCGTGTGCGCGAGAGAGGATTTCTGGATTGCCTGAGTCCAGGGGATCATCGCGTCCGTCTCCGCGCGACAGTGGAATAACACTCAACGGTGTGCCGCGGCACATTCTCGTGATCCGGCAGAGGATGCGCCTCGCACCATTCTTTGCTGGAAACGCAGAGCGGGAAAAATCCCTTCCCCTCGCAAATGTCGCAGACCACGTTGTCCACTTCGCCGTCCCCACAGCAGCAGCTGTCTTCGCCGCAATCGTGGCCGGCGTATCCCTCTCCGCCACAATTTTGACACTCCACGAAATCGATGCTCGACCCGCATCGCCCGCATTGATATGCGATCTGATTAGCCATCGGGGTTACCTCATCACCTTCAGCGCGTACCACGCCACCGGCAATCCGGCAGGGGCGTATCCGGAAGGCGTCCCCGGCTGCGCCCATCCGGCGGGCGCAACGCCAGCCGCCCAGGTCTGGATCGGCGTCGACGCGCCGCCCGCTGTCGGCGTGAACTCGGCCGCCTGCACAGTCACCTGCACGCGGTGCAGATCGAGCGGCAGATTCGCCTGCTCGAAGACCATCTTGGGTGCGAGAACCGGCGATGAGGATCCAAGGCCGATGGTTGCGGCGAGCGTGCCGTCGACGAAGACCTGCGCGATTCCCTGACCGGCTCCAACCATCATCGAAAGCTGGAATCCATAGCCGCGATATTCGTACTGCGCCCAGTCGCCGATGGTCCCGTTGTCAGTCGCGATCGTGCGCGGAATCTCTCCGAACTTTTGCTGCGCGAGGGTCCACGCGCCCTGGGTGGCCAGCTTCTGCTCGCCCAGGGGCGTCGCCGCCAGCCGGAAATCGTTGCACACGTAGAGATCGATCGCGTCGTTGACCCAGTCGTTCGGGTACTGCAGCATGGGGCACTGCGGGATCTCTTCGAACTGCACGTTCTGGACGTCCCACTTGTTGTTGTTGCTTTCGATCGGCTGAACCTCGCTGGTGAAGCGGCCAACATAGTGGCGGCCGCCGCCATCATGGTCGATCAGCGTAAAGTAGCCGTCCTCGAACTGCTCGTAGAACCACTTCAGCCGGCGCACGCAGCCCCAGGTGCGCCCCAGCCACGACAGCACCAGGGTGTGCCCGGTGTTACCCTGCTCGCGCGTGTAGGGAATGCCTCCCACAGCCTTCATCAGCGCGCGCGTCGCGGTCCGCTTGCGCGAGAACCCATAGTCGGGGTTCATGGCGTCGCCGATCTGGGGATCGTATCCCTTCAGCGGATTCAGGATGACGTGCTCGCTCATCCTCCCGCCTCGCCACCGTAGATTCCATATGCGCTGTTGTGCGCCGCGCGGATGGTATCAGCGTTGTCCATCAGGAAGTCGGTCGCACTCTTGGTATCGATCGCGTGGACGTGCAGCTGGTAAGTGTTGCCACCCCCCTGCGTCGCGCCGCGGCCGGGCGAAGACTGCACCGCGTCGCGATAGGCGGAATGCAGCGCCGGGTATGACTCGACGGCCCGGGTGATGCGTTCGTTCTGATCCGTGGGCATGACGCGCTCACCAGGGGTGAGCATGGCGGGGACGCTGTCGATGCCGGTGTTATACATTGCCGTGCTGAAGGTGTCGGCGCTCCGTCCCGCCTTCTGCTCGCGATTCAGCTTCGCTTCCGCCTGCGAGATCTCGCCCGTCACCGTGTCGTGGTAGTACTTCTCGCCGGTGAAGCCCATCTTTTTGAGCGTCTCCATCGCCGAGTACTTCAGGCTCTCCATGTCGGTATACGCCGACGTGTAATCGCCGCTCTGCTCGTAGGTGTCCATATCGGTGGCAAGCCGCGGGCGCCCGTTTTGCAACCACCACACTCGCGCCTGTTCACCACCCCCGAAGAAGCCGATCGCGGCGCCGGCGATTGCGCCGATTCCCGCTCCGATCGGGCCGCCCACGTCCATGCCGAGCTCCGCACCACTCATCGCGCCGCCCAGCATCCCGCCAAAGCCGCCCTGCTTCGACGCGCTGAAAAGGCCGATGCCGGCGCCAGCCGCGCCCAGCGTGTTCGACACTGTCATGCCGCCGCCCAACATGGATTGGCTGTAAGCGCTGGGCGCGGCCGCGGCGGGAGCGTTCCCGCCGCCGATCTGATTGGTAAGCGTCACTTCCTGCGGTTCGAGATCCGAAGCGGCGGCTCCGGAGCGGCCAGCGGTAATCATCGAGCCGATGCTGCGCGCGGTGCTCAGCCCCGCACCTACGTTGTGAAGCGCGCCGCCGACGCCGCCAGCAGTGGAAGGAGCGGGCGCTGGCGTTCTAGCCGCCGCGGCGCTCGCGCCCGCTCCTCCGCCGTCGCCAGATCCGCCGGCTCCGGCCCACGCGTCAGAGAGACCACCGCTCACTCCACCGCTTGTGGACGGAGCGCTGGTGATCGGACCACCTCCGAAGCTGACGTCCCCACCGCCAGTCGAACTCCCTCTCTGGCTGAACGTTGAGCTGATGCTGCGCGCCGCGGTGAATCCATGGCCCACATCGCTCATCGCCCCACTCACGCCTCCAGCCGCGGATGGAGCTGGGGCTGCGGACGGAGCGCTGGTGATGGGACCGCCCCCGGATCCGGACCACGCGTCCGAGAATCCACCCCCGTAGCCGCCGCCTGCGCCGCTCGTCCCGCTGAAGCCTGCGCCGAAGGACGAGCCTCCGGCCGATCCGGATGGACTCCAGGACGATCCCATCGCGCCGCCGCGACTACCACCTCCACCGCCGGCGCCCACAATGTTCGCGCTGGACACGTAGATCGTCGCCGTGCGCAGCGTCATCACGCCGGCTGCGCCGCCGACGCGAGCGCCGGGCATCTCCGCGTGCTCGTCTGGATTGCGAGGAATGTGAGAGACCCCCGCAATGCGATCGAAGATCGATCCGCTGCGCGATCCTCCGGTTTGCACGCCGTAGTGCGTCGCCGCGCGCTGGATGAGGGACGCACCCGCCTGGCTCGCGAACTTTGAGCCGGCTTCCTCAAGCGCCTGCAGCGGGTGCGCCCCGATCAGCCCCTTCAGCTCGCCCGCGATCTTCTCCCGCGCCTGCCGCGCCTGATCGATCAGCTCGGCCTGCATCTCCTCACCGGCCGCGACCACGCGTCGGTTGTAATCGTCCTGGCTGATCAGCTGCTGATTCAGCTCGTCGCGATATTTCGCCAGACGCTGGTTGTATTCGTCCTCGATCGCCGCGGTCTGCTGCTTCTCGGCCGAGAGCAGCTTCGCGCGCGCCTGCGTCTCGATCTGCTCCGTCTCTTCTTCGTTGCGCCGCCCCAGATCGGCCGTCTGGCCTGCCCCGCCAGCGGCAATCGCGCCCAGTCCCTGATTCAGTTGGCCTGTATGGCTCTGATAACCTGCGCTTCCGGGTTTGCCGTATTCCTTTTCGTAGTCGGCCCGCCACGCGTCCTGCTGGCGTTGCACTTCGGAGCGGATTTTCGCGAACCCCGAAAGCTGGTGTCCTGTCTGCTCGTCAACCAGCTGATTCAGCTTTTGAGTGAACGTTTGCTCTTCAGCAAGGATCTGCGCATTTGTAGCCTCCCAGTTGGAGACGCGGTCCCTCTGGGCGTCGTTCAGACTCTGGTATTTTCCGGCCGCAGCATTATCGAGGATGTCTTTATCCCGCTGCTGTCCTTCAAAACGGACCTTTGCGACACCGGTGAGACCCGCGCCGCTCGCCTCGCTCTCTCGCCTGGCGACGGCAGTCTGCTCCTCCTGATACCGCTTCATCTCCTCAGCGTGAAACTTCGCCTTTACCGCTCCGACGGCAGTTGCCGATGCGATCCCACGGTCGCGCAGTTCCTCGATCGCTGCACCCTCCTGCGCTTGAAAGAGTGGAATGCCGCGAAGCGACGCCTGCTCTGCCTGCTCCTGCAGATGGCGAATTTCAATGCTGTTAGAACGCGCGCGCTCTATCTCATCAGCACGGTATTGAGCATCGGCCGCATCCACGGCCTGTTTCTCCTGGAGCATCCCGTCGTTTTTGGGAACTTGGACGTGCTCCATCTGATCCTGCGCGTTTTTCCCGTAGTTGTAGGCATCGACACCGGCGTTATAAGTGCCCGCGAGCGCCGTGTCGCGGCGAGCCGAATACTCCCGCTCCATGGCGGCCTGCCGGACCGCATATTCTTGTTTGACGGCGTCGCGTCGGTAATCCGGCACCCGAGCCGCAGCGAGTCTCTCTTCGTTCTGGAGGGCGGCAGCCTGGGCCTTATGCTCCTCGTCCATTTGGTGAATCCGCTGCTCGCCTTGCTGCATCTGCAGCTTCCCGAGTCGTTCGGCATCTTCGGCATTGAAGAACTTCCGATCTCCGCCTGTTGCCCACGCCGGACCGCCCGACCCTCCAATTTCGTTGCCAATGTGGGTGAGCCAACTCTCCGAGGTTTTCCGTTTCCGATACAGTTCATCGACCTGAGCATTTAGATCGCCAACCATCGCGATCTGGGCTTCCATGCTTCCCCGGTCGAAGAGTTCCGTCTGCGCCGCCTTCATGGCATCCTGCTGGTACTTCCGAACCGCGCTGTCGACGTCGATCCACTTTTCGTAAAACTCATGGATCTTCTCAGCGCCCATCACGAGCACACCGATCAGCGCGGTAGCGCCGAACACTGGGAATGCCAGCTCCATTGCCTCGCCGATTTTTGGCAGCGTGGCGAGGAACTCTGAGGCAGCGCGGGTGTCGCCGAAGATCGAACCCTGCAGCGAGCGCACCTCGGCGTTCATGGTGCGGATGCTGCCCTCGTTAGAGGTGAACTCGTTCGCGAGCTTCTTCAGACCATCCGCATGCCCTGAGGTCTTATTCAGCTCGTCATTGAGCTGATGCACCGTCCCGGCGGCTCCCTTGACGGAGGTGTCGAATGCGCGGATGCCCTGGACTGCGCCCTTCTCGTCAACAGTCAGTTCGAGCTGAATTGCGGTGGCCATCTATTTTCCTATCTCCGCCATGCACTCCCGGCAGCGCAGCAGGTGCAGCGCGTTGGGCATCCCGCAGCGCGGGCACGGCGGATGCCCCGATTCGAAGCGGTTGCGTTCACGGCGCAGTATCATCAGGCCCTCCACCTCGGCCGCGGCAAGCTGGAGGTCGACAACGTCGAGCACGCGTTCAAGCCAGATAAGGTAACTGGCCCAGACATAGCAGCCGTCCGGAACTGTTCTCCGGGGCAACAGCTTGCCGCGCGCCTCAGCCTGGAGTTCCACCGGCGTGTCGGCGAGGATCTTTGACGCGATCGGGTATTCATAGCCCTCCTCGAAGAACTCGGCCGCCGCGCGCGCAAGGGCATCCGGATCGCGGGAGGCGTCGCGCCAGACAGGGCGCTTCGAACTGGGGGGCGCGGTCAATCACGGGATCTCGATGGACTGGCTGGGAGAGAAGAGCTGCATCGCCGCGGTGGCCTTGTGCATGGCGTCCATCTCGCTGCGGATGGCCTCGATGCCCGTCAACGGTTCGCCTTTGGCGGCGTAGCCTTCGACCGAATCGATGAGCTGGTCGTAGAGACGCATGGCGACGGACTGCCGGTTCGGATAGACGGTGACGCCGTCCTGGCCGGTCCCGAGGATGCGCGTGCGCGAAGTCTCGAAGTTGAATTCGCGCATTTGCTCGATCGAGGGATGCCGGAAGCGGTGCACCAGCCCCGAGTAGGTTGTCATGCGGCCGGTCTGCTTTTCCATCGACCAGCTGCTGGTGAGCCGCACGTCGATGTGGGGTCCGAGAACGAGATCGTCGACCGCGGTCTCGCAGGCCACCGCGCGCAGCACCACGCCGACCGTCACCTTGTGCTGGATGGGCAGCGCCGCCTTCCAGTCGGCCGCTGTGGCGTCGAAGTCGTAGCCGTGCACCGAACTCAGTGTGCGGTCGACCAGCTCCAGCAGCGCGGTGTCGCTCTCGAACACGCGCTCCTCCACGCCGTTGTGGCGCAGAGTGCGGTTCACGATGCCATCGAAGAACTTCTGCCAGTCGGGCTGGGTGACGCGGCGGAAGTGCCAGGTGAGCAGTTTTTGATTGACGCGCAGCGCGATCGAGCGCGGCGCGTCGAGTGGCAGCAATACTTTGTCCTGCTGCTCTGTCTCGGTCATGGTGTGGTCTCCCCGGGAAAAGGGCGGAGCGCGATCAGCCGAACGCGCCCCGCGGTGCAAAACTTCTAGGCGGCCGTCAGGTATGCCACCTCGGTGTTCATCACCGTTGCGGTGACGGGCTGGGCGCCGGCCGGTTTCAGGATCGATTGCTGATCGAGCTCGACGGTGTAGATCACGTACTTGTCCTGCTCTCCGAGATCTGACTTCGGAATGATCACGTTGGGATAGTCGATCGTGAGCGATGTCGCGCTGCTGGTAGCCGCGATCTTCACTTCGAGCAGCGTCTGGTTCATCATCCAGTCGCGAACGTCGGACGTGGTGTCGATGGCGATGACCAGCTTGAGGCTGTGAACAGGGTTGCCATAGCGCGGGAAGACGGGATAGACGCCGCCGCCGCAGGAACGGAACAGATCGTTCGCATGATCGAACGTCGCTTCCCAGCTCAGCACCCGGGGCGCCATGGAAACCGGCGCGCCGGCCGGTCCGATCGAGACGATCGAGTCAGACCCGTAGATGTACTGCGCGGTGGGCAGCGCCGGCAGTCCGGCGGCGATCACGCCATCGGTGTAGCGGCCGGTGCCGATGAAGCTGGCCTTCGCCATGATCGAGCCTTTATCCGCGCCCGAGAGCACGACCTTGGTGCACGACATGTCGATGAACTTCCGCTTCAGTCCGGGCGCGTCCTCGATATAGACGTTGGTGAGCTGCGCCGGCGCGCCGGTGTCCGCCCAGGTGAGCACATGGGTGTTGGCCGCGCCGTCAGCGCCGGCCGTGTAGACCTCGGTGCCCATGCACATCGCCAGCATCCAGCCGGCGAGGAAGTCGTCAAGCCGCGCGTCGATCTCGCCTGAGGACTGCTGCGTGATCAGCCGGCTCTCGGTCGCGAACGAGCTGCCCTTGCCCGCGTATTGATAGTCGGACTCTTTGCCGAGCTCGATCTGGAAGAAGCCGCTGGTGTCGGGGCGGCCGCGATAGGTGAAGGCCGCGTCGGCCATGGTCTCCGCGAGTGTCGCCTGGATATTGGCCGGCAGCACCACGTTGCGAAGAAGGGATCGTTGCGTCGTAAAAGCGGTTGGCATTTCTTCTCCTTAAAGCGGAAATTCCTCGACCGTGTGCGTGATGCGTGCCGTGTGGCACAGATACCTTCCGAACCAGACGAGCTTTACTCCTTCGATCTTCGGCGGCCCTGACCAGTCGAAGTAGACGCCGCTGCCCTCGGTCTCGAGGTGACGTCCGGAGTACGGAAACAGCGCGCTGGCGATGGCGTCGACCTCCGCCTGCCACAGTGGCTCGCTGATGCCGTCCTGGAAGCCGCGGTAGCCGGTGAGCACGATCGTGTGCACCGCACGCCCCGCCTGCATGGCGACGTCGGCAGTGGCTGTCCCGTCCCGCGTCGTCATCCAGGCGTGGATGTAAGCCTGTCCCGGAACGGTCTTCGTATCGAGAAACAGATTGTCGAAGGCCGCGTCGACATTGGCGAAGCGCAGCTGGTCATAAAGGTTCGGTCCAGCCGCCTGGACGCCCTGGAGAACCGCGAACACGGCGGCGACGGCCGCGGCGGAGTTCACGCGTGGCCTCCCGTGAATCCATGCTCGGCCAGCGCCTGCGCGATCGCCGCTTCCAGCACTTCAGGCGCGATCGGCTCCAGCTGATCGAGCGCACGCTCGAACATGAAGTGCCCCTGCATGCCGCGCTTCGCAATAGTCTTCGCCACGGCGAAGGCGATGCTCATCACCTGTTTCTCGTCACCAAAGCCGAACTTCTTCTGCACCCACGGAATCAGCGCGGATGGCGGCGGCATGTGCGGACGCGCGCCCGTCTCGACCGGAGCGGCATAAACGTCGGCGCCCAGCGTCGGCGCAACGCCGATCACCTCGCGGCACATGGTTGCCTCGCGTGTGAAGCTGGACACGATGCTGGCCACCAGGTGGCCGAAGGCCACAGCTGGCGGCAGATTGCCATAGGGCGTCGCGATGTTCTGCTCCACCATCTCGGCGCCCTTCACGCCGAGCGCTTCGAGGCCGGTCTGGACGCCGGCGGCAAACGCCGCCTCCATCTCCGGAGGGAGATTCTCCGCGCCGCTCAGCTGTGCGTTCCAGGTCATCGGCTGTATTTGTCGTGGACGAGCCGGTCCACGCCGGAATTTTGTTCGAGGTACTGGTTACCCAGCGCGAACGCGGCCTGCACTTCTCCGTCTCCGGCCGCGCCCTCCTCGATGCCCATGTGGTTGAAGTAGCGTTTGCGCAGCATCTTCGCCACGCCCTGCACTTCCTGCGACTTCGTCCGGTAATTGACGACATCGACGTTCATCGTCGGATCGCCCACACCGATGTAGTAGCTGGCCAGCCACTCGGCCGCCAGCGACGCGGTGAAGTCCACCACCGCGAAGAAATCGCGATCGGGAACCGTGGAGCCGTCCGCCAGATGCCGCGCCGTCCAGATAACGCGGAGGACGTCGCCGGGAGGCGGCGTGTCGAAATTGATCAGGATTCGGTCCGGCTGCCCCGGCGTGTGGTAGATCCGGTAGTCGGAGTCGAGGATCAGCTGCGGCGGCTGCTGCATAACCGGGTATTCGATCTGGCGGATGACGGAGAAGTTCGATTCCCAGACCGGCAGATCGCCGCCCTCGCCCGGTGCTACAGGCGTCGGCACATAGTTCGTGCCGTTGCCCTCGACGTCGCTCACCACTTCGAGCGGCGCGTCGAGCGAATAACGCTGAAGCACCGCGCGGGCCGCGAACCCTTCCAGCAGAGGCGTGGTCTTCCCCGAGGAGTCGTTGAAGACCCCGGGGACCGCCGCCGCCAGCTTCTGGATCGAACAGGCCATCGCTCTAGGCGTCCACCTGGACCATGTCGAGCACGATGAATGCCGCCTTCGGCACGGTGGTTGCAGGCACGCTGGTGACGTCGACGGTAACGGTGTCGCCGCTGTTCAGGCGGAAGCCGCCGGGGAAGTTCGAATCGTCGATGATCTCGGTTGACAAGGACTTTCCACTGGCCGCGCCGGCGATCGAGAGGCTGTTCGCTGCGTTGATGGCGTTGCCGTTGACCTTGAGGTTCACGTTGGTAGCGCCCGCACCGGTGCCCGTGTCGCTCAGGCAGAGCTGCGCGGAGGCGATGCGCATCATGCGCGGCGCAACATAGGTGGCCACGCCGTTGGCCGCGGCCGGAGGCGCCGGCAGCGGGATCGTGATGGTGCTCCTGCGAAAAGAGTCCTGCATGAATTTCCTCGCTTCTCGGTTTGGCAGCCCGGGTGTCGGCCCGGGCCACCGTATCACCACCCCGACAGGTGGGGGAGCCGGATACGCTCAACTCCCCTTCGCAGTGTTCCTGTTGCGCCGCCCGATTAGCCAGCGACGACGTTCTTGCCGACTCCGCGGAAGTCGACGATCGCGCCCGCGAAGACCATCTTCACCTTGTACTGCAGCTCATCCATCGTGAACTGCGTGCCGATGGTGGGCTGGTTGGCGAGGAAGATCTGTGGGTTCTCGATCCCGTCGAGGAAACCGATCTCGATAAACGGCGCGTTGTTCTGCTGCGTGCCGTAGTACCAGTCGGTCACGTCCGTGAGCTTCTCGTTGACGATGATCCGCTCGTTGTTCGCGCCGAACCGCTGGAAGAACGCGTTCGACCCGGCCGTGTTGGTCTGGTTGATCTGGATGGCGGTAGTCTTCAGCTGCGCAGGCACCATCACCCAGTCGAGCGGCAGACCCAGCGGCTCGCCCGAGTTCTTTTCTGTCTGGGTGAGCAGCGAGATCTCGGCCGCGATCAGCGACTCCTGCGAGAGCGCCGCGCTGCCCAGGTTGCTGTGACCGCTCGCGAACCACGCCACGCTGTCGGCCGTGTAGTTCGGGTTGTTCACGAAGAAGTTCGTGATGTAGTTCTTGAGCGTCCAGCGGCCCGCCCGCGCGAGGCGCCCAGGGAATCGGGCGATCGCTCCGAGATCGTCGTTGCGGATCGTCTCCTCGGAGATCGTGAGCAGGTTCCCGTACTTGCCGAGCTGATAGGTCACCAGCTCGTCAGTCGGATACGAGATCTCCGTGTAGGCGGCGCCTTCGCTGACCGTCGAGAGCTCAGAGAAGTAACCCTCGCGCACCCGGTCCTGCAGCTTGTAATCGCTGATGGGAGCCGTGGCGTAAAGCTGACTCAGGCCGTCCAGCGCCAGCTCCGCCCAGTCCTGCAGCAGCCGCTTGGTCATCGAGTTCAGCAGGATGTTCGGGAAGTCCCCGGTCAGCACCGCTTCCGACGCCAGAACGTGTCCCTGGAATCCGCCGCCACGCGTGAGCTTCGACAGGTCATGGTCGCCCGTGATCTGTACGTATGCTTCGCGCAGCCCGCGGAACGCCGGCACACCCTTGGTTGCCGCCTCTTTTACGCCGAGGGCAGCCTCCATCGCCAGTTGCAGCTTCTCCGTCGAGTCGAGCGTGACGCCGCGCACCGAAGCCGGCTGGACGCGGCCGACATTGCTGTAGGCTGCGAAGGCGTCGCGCACGCGCGTGATCTCGGCGTCGATCGCGGCGTCCGCGATGCTCGCCTCGGCCACGAGTGCGCTCTCCAGATGCTCGCGCACCAGCTTCTTCGCTGGCTCGCCGAGCTTCGAATCGGTGAGCTTCACCTCGATGCGGTTGCGCGACTGCAGGCGCTGCGCTTCGTGGAGGATGCCCTGCGCCTCGGCCGTGGTCACCGTGGCCGCGGGGGCCTCGGTCATCGCCGTGGTGACGGTTTCGAGGAAGGCCGGATATTCGGCCTCGGCCGTGTTGGCGAACTTCAGGCTCAGCTCGGCGCAGCGCGCAGGATTTTTCTGCCGAAGCGCTTCGAGCAGTTGAAGAATGGACTTCTTCATGGATGCTCCTTCGGTAGCGCTTGCCGCGCCGCCGCGGTTGCCGCTGCGCGCTGTACGCTGCTGCGCGATCACGGTGGATTGAGGGATGACGGCCGCCTGTTGCGCAACCGCAATGTCGTTGCCAGCAAAAGCCGCAGCCGTGAGGAATTCCCCGCCGGCGCCGGCGCGGATACAGAGATCGACGGAATAGAGCTTGCCCAGAGATTCGGCCACCAGGCACTTCTTGCCTTCGACCACGCCGGCTTTGTAACCGACCGCGGCCAGCATCGAGACGGCAAAGAGATCGAGCTTCTTGCTCTCGCGTGCCTGGTCGAACTTCGATCGCAGCTCCGACTCGGCCGAGAACAGCTTGACGGAAGAAACGGCACTGGCGCCGTCGAACGTGCCGCCTTCGAGCCACCCGGCAATGCGGTCCGGATCGAGAGCGCCGGTAGGATCGCCGCCGCGCTGGTCGGGATGGCGGCGCCCGAAGGGACTGCCGCTCGCGGCTTCGGCAACCAGCTTCACAAACTCGGCCGGATAGTAGTGTGGGACGGATTGCCCGTTGAGCGCGCCATTGCCCCAGCCCGCCTTCAGCACGCGAATCGGATAGGTCCCCGGCGCCCCCGCGTCGCCTTCGGTTGCGAGGAACGCGCAGGCTTCAGCAACCGGCACATAGGCCGTAGTCACCTCTTCGGCGTTGCTCAGCGTCACCTCATCGCCGTCGATGGTGTACGGGATGCGGTAGAGCTTGCCATCGTCAGAGCGTGCGATCAGGTAGGCGTCGAAGGTTTCGGAGAGCCAGAATCGCTGGTATCCCGAGCCGTCGAGACCGAACTGATCCCGCAGCGCGCCGTTGAGCAGCTGCAGCCTCTGATCGAGCGATAGGTCCGGGCCGGCCTCGGCCGTGACGTACTCTTTTTTGAATTCGTCGGCATCGATGCCCATCTTCGTGGCCCTGGCCGCGAGCTTCTTCGCCAGCGCCTTCTTCTTCTTCGCCGGAATCACCTTGTCCTGATCCCAGCGCGCCATGGCATCGCGCACATGATCGGCGTCGAAGTCGGGCATGCTCCAGGTGGCGGGATCCTCCGGATCGCCAACGTAGAGGAAGTCGCCGGCCGGGTGCTCCTTGCCGTCGATCGCCTTGGTCTTTGCCTCTTCGGCGGCCAGCAACCAGCTCAGCCGATGTGTACCTGCAACTGCAGCTTTCATCGCAGCTCCCGGAATGGGTGCGTACTTCGTCAGGGTTCATCTTCATCCGCCCGCTCCCGAGGGCCGCGGGCGGATGAAACGGATGCGGCGGACGATAGGTCCTACTGCTGTTTCGCGCCTTTCTTCGGCGCCGGAGCGTCCACCGGGAAGGCGTACTTCCGGCCGTCGATCGTGACGCACAGCCGCGTGGCCACGCCTTTGATCGTCTTCGTCTCGCGCCGGATCACCTGCCAGTCGTAGAGATCATCGATCTCGGCCGCCGACGTCGGCGGGGTCACGCGGTGCAGAGTGTTCGCGGCCTTCACCGCGGCGATCCGCGCGTTGCGCTCGTTGTTGCCGTTGTCCTGCATCGCCTGGGCAAAAGCTTTGTTATGCAGATCGGTCCACTTCTCCTGAATCTCGGGCGGGAAATTCGCCGGGGGAGCCGGGGTCTGGGTCGCGGTCGTAGTCATGGCGTCTCTTGCCTCCTTTAGGCGGCTTGGACGGAGAGGCCATAGCTGCGCAGCAGCGCGCGATCGCCCTCCGTGGGTTTCAGGTGAGCCTCAGCGATGTATGGCAGCTTGAGGCAGTGGCAGTTGATGGTGTTCTCAGCCGATCCGGCCGGATCGCGCGGGTAGCGCAGCAGCTCGCCCTCGATGAGGAACGGTTCGCCGGCCTTGCGGATCTGGCCGTCGGCCAGAAGGTGCCCGACGCGCGGAACGCGCGCTACCGGGATGTGCTTCCAGATCGCTTCGATATTGTGGTTATGCTCAGCCAGCGCGTTGATTCGGGCGTCGGACGCCAGCGACTGCACGCGCATTACTTCGTTTGTCGCGATCGACATGGCGCGCTCCGCAACCTCGGAGAACATCCCGGAGAACTTGCCGCCTTCGAGCGCGCGCCCGATCTGCTCGGTGAGCTCGGACAGATTCAGCCGGCCGAGAGCTCCGCGCTGGATGGCGGCATTTACCTTCGCCGCGGCGTCGCTGGTGAGGCCGGTGATCAGATCGGCAGTGTATCCCTGAACCACCTGCAGCAGAGCGGTGTCGATCACCGGCTGCACAATCACCCCGCCGGCGGCGGCCGCCACCGTGGCGTCGACCTGCAGGGCCACCTGGCTGTATGCCGTCGCCTCCATCTTCTGCACTTCCGCCGACGCCTGGTCGCTGAACTGGCGCATCGCGCGATCGACCTGCTCCTTCAGGGCCGCCAGCCGCGCGGCGTTGTAGCTGTCGGGATTGGCGCGCGCCACGTCGGCGAGGATCTCGCGGTTGAGATCGTCGAGCAGCTTCCGGATGCGCGCGCGTACGTCCGGAGACAGCGCCTCGGCCTGCTTCGTCAGCAGGTTCAGCTGCTCCGCGTATGCCTGCGCGCGCGTGTCCGCCATCAGTTCACCTGCGTCCTGGCTTCGTCTTCGTCCAGCAGATCCGCATCCGGACCGTCGCCCGCTTCCTCCGCCGCGTTCGGCGACGGAGATCCCGGATTGCCGATCTTTTGGAGCGCCGCAGCCAGCTGCGACTGCGAGAAAAGGCTGTCCTGCTGCTTCGCCGCGCGATCCGCCTTCTCCTGCTGCGCCGCTTCATACTCCTCCTGCGAATCCTCGATATCGACGCCGATCTCGGCGAGGATGGTGTGGAAGGCGCGCGCCGCAGTCTGATCCGTCACCCAACCGGCCGCGACCCCCTGCGTCATCGCCTGCCCCACGCCGGCAAGCGTCTTCGCGCCATTGTTGAGGTCTTTGACCGCGATCTCCGGAAACTCGATCGTGAACCCGGGATCGAGCTTCGCCGGCAAGACGCCCGCGCGCTGGGCCTGGTCGATCACGAAGTTGAGCAGCTGCGTCAGGCAGCGGGCGAGATGGTTCTGCCGCTTCTGGATCTTCTTCACGAACGGTGCGTTCATTTCGAGCGCCGCGGCGCGGTTGGCGTCGTCGCCGTCACCGGTTAGCACCATCGGGATCCCGGCGCCTCCGAGTCCGTACTTCTTGATCATGGCGCCCCCCTGCGCCATGTCGGCCCCTTTGAAGTCCGGCGTCTGCGCCTCGATCTTCACCTTCTCGTTCGTCACCATCACGCCGCCCTGACGCGGCGGATCCTTGGTGAGCCGGTTCTTATAGTCGTCGACTTCCTTCGGCCCGGCGCCTTCGACGATGTAGTGCCATACGAAGGAATTCAGGAAACGGACCTTGTCTCCGAAGTCGAAGATCATCTGATCGAACAGGTCGATCCAGTCCGCCAGCGAGAACAGCTCGCTAAAGCCGCGGCTCGCGCTCTTCACCTTGTTGAGCGTCCAGTAAAAGCACTCCCCATTCAGCCGTCCGAAGGTCGCCGAGTTTGGATCCTCATCGCGGCGGATCAGCAGCATCGGCTTCTGCAGCACTTCGCCCACTTCGCGCCGCAGCCGCACCGCGTAGGGCACGTTGATCGACGCCGTCCCGGCGGCCGTCGCCATCTCCGCGAACTGGATGGTGTCGATGTTCATTGGATCGATGTAGCCGATCCGCACGTCGCCGTTCACCGGATTCACGGCCACCGGCGTGCACATCTCGCCGAAGATGGTGAGCTCATTGGTGATCGATTCGACGTTCGCGTCCATGTCGTTGACTTCGTCCTTCCAGAAGTCGTCGATCACCGCCTGCACCCGCGGATCCTTCGCCGTCACCCGCAGCCCTTTGCCCAGCGTGTACTCGGTGAGGATCTCGACGATCCGCTTGCCGAAAGGCGTGGTCACCGCGAGGAAGTAGCAGACCTGCAGCATGCGGTCATGCATCAGCGGATTCAGATCGCGCAGCGTCGCAATCGACGTGATGCGCCGGAAGCCGGGATCCTCGCCGTCCCCGGTGGTCAGGGTGAAGAGCTGCGGCGCTACCGCCTCGGCGGCCAGCCGCTCCTCCTCCGTCAGCCGTCCCACGGTGAGCATCTTCTGCGCGGCTTTCAGCAGGACGTTGTCGCGGTCATCAAGTTTGAAGCCGCCCGTCTTCATCATCGCGACGACGTCGGCCTCGGCCGCTCTCGCCCTGGCTTCTTCCCAGCGCGGAGCTTCGTCGAGCCGCAGCATGGTCAGGCTGTTGCGCTCATTCATCGAGCGCCGCGCGAAGAGGTTCTTGATCGCCCTCGGAATCAGGCCCATCGGGATCTCCTGTCTCGCGCCACAAAGTCGTTGGCGCCGCGGTGAACGCCGGCCAGCACATCGCGGCCGGCCTCGGGATCGCGGCCGCCTACCTGAGTGCCGGCGCTGGCCATGGCTGCGCGGAAGTTCACGTTCCGGGCGAGATGTACCGCGCCCTCGAGCGCGTCGGCCAGATCGTCCTTCGTCTTGCCCAGAAAGAGCAGTTGCGAGATCAGCGTCTTCTGCGTGCCGTCAAGGCAGAAACGGATAGTGCCGTTCTCGACCAGCGGCGACATCGTCGAGATGCGCAGGAATTTATCCGTCAGGTTGGCGACGCCAACCACGTTCAGATAACGGCAGCTCTCCCGCGACGCGTCTTCGATCGCCTGCTTCAGCGCGGCCTGATACGCCTGCTCTTCGATCCCGATCACCATCGGCTGCTCTTCGTCGGCGCGCCGCAGGATGAACTCCACCTGCTTGGCAAACGGCATGCGATCCTGCTCGGCTCGCGTGACGAGGATGTAACCCCGGGCATCGATATCCACGGTCACGGAAGCGAAATAGTCCGCCGTCGACTTCTGACTGATCGCGGGATCGTTGTAGCTGATCCGGACGAAGGTCTCGCCCTGCTGGCGCCGCATCTGCAGCTCCTCGCGGCTGAACCCGTGGCGGAGCACCCAGTCTTCCCTGAACACCTGCGTCGATTCGGAAATCGGCAGGTTGCGGAATTCCTGGTTGAACATCACCGAACCGATGTCCTCTTCTTTGTCTCGGAGCGAAGCGATATCCCACTTCGCCGGCCACAGCACCGACTCCGGATGCCATTCGAGGTCGACCGCCTCATAGCGCCGTTTCACGAACTTTTTGAATTTCTCCGGATCGAGCAGCTTCGCCAGCAGCCCGTCGTAATGCAGGATGGTGCCGATCACGAAGACCTGGCATCGCTTCCCGAGGTTGAGCACCGTCCCCTTGAACCAGCGCTCCAGTTTGTCCCGCGTCTCCGGGTTTTCGACGTCCTCCTCGTTCTCCATGTCGTCGCAGATCACCAGATCCGGACGGTAGAGACGGAAGCGCAGGCCGCGCAGGCTTTGCCCCGCGCCGCGCGCGGCCAGCGTGATGCCCGTCGTCGTGCGGCAGTCGTTGACATCCCACTTGCGATCGCCGACCAGATTGCCGAAGTCGGCCGCCAGCGCGGCGTTGGTTTCGAGCTCTTCCTTCACCGCGGCCATCTGCAGCGCGGCCTGCGACTGGGTGTCGCTGATCAGCACAATGAAGCGCCGCAGCTTGTAGCAGACGCAGTAGAGCACGAAGATCACCGACACGCAGGTGGACTTGGCATGCTCGCGCGGCGCCGCGATCGCGGCCCGCATCTCGGTCAGCAGGATGGTGTAGAGCTCTGCGTGAAACTGCGCCGGAGGAATCTTCGCGCCCGTCTGCTGGTCGACCATGAAGTGGCTGAGGTACTTCTCGGCGAACGCCGTAATCTCAAGCGCCAGATCCCAGGCCTGCTTGAGCAGGACGCGGCCGTCCGGCTTCGGTGCGCGCGACTCTCCCGGCGTCGCGCCGAAGATGGCGCGCAGCCGGGCAGCTGCGTCCTCACGCAGCTGACGCTTCGACGTGTTTTGCAAATGCTTCAGCGCCATGCGTGAATTCCTGAATCAGCTCTTCTTTGATGGGATCGATCACGGCGCGCACACCCTCGCGCGTCCGCAGTTTTTTGAGCAAGTCCTGCGAAGCCAGCAGGTAGATCTCGCGCGGATCGCCGGCTTCGGCCGCCAGCTTCGCCCGCTCCGCTTCGAGCTTTGCGATGTCCGCCTCGACCCGCTTCTGCTGCAGCTCCACCCGCTGCATCCGGGTCATGGCCAGCGTCAGGTTCTGAAGCGCCTTCACGAAGCCGGCGCGGTCCATGTCGCCCACCCCGCGCATCATCGTGAACACCTGATCGCGCAGCGCGTTGATCACCGCGGAATTCGAGCCGTCGAGATTCTTCGAGGCAAACTCCTGCGCCCACGCCCGCGCGCTCTCGCTCTCCACCAGTACCTGGTGACGCACCTGCTCCATGCGGATGTCGTACCAGCGCTGCAGCGATGACTTGGGCAGCTTGAGCTCCGGAAACTCTTCGAGCGCCCTTGTCTCCAGCGCATCCCAGTCGATGAAGCCCTGACCGTCCTTTTCCCATTTGCTGCTGTACTGAAGGCCGCTCTGCTCCTCGATCTCTTTCCAGGTGCGACCGCGATCGCGGAGCTGCGCGATCGCATCCTTCGCCGACTGCGGCAGGAGGTCGATCTTCAGAGGACGGCGGACTTCCCGCTCCTCGCCGGTTTTGGGTCTGGGCTTTGGCATCGCGCCTCAGTCGAACCGCACTTCGTCTGTGTTCCTGCGCCGCACCACGAGCGCCGTCCCCGCGGCGGTCAGTTCGATGTCCTTCGCGACATAGCGCTCCCCGGCTTCGCTCCATTCCGTCCGGAACTTCACGAGGCCCAGCTCGGCCAGATCCTGCAGCATCGTCATCGTCTGGTTGCGGCTCATCGTGACCCCGATGTCCTGCAACATGGCGAACATCTCGAAGTCATCCATCCGCGAGAGCTGCTCTTCATGCCCCTCGCGGACGAGTTTCAGGATCGTCCCCCGTCGCCGCGTCGTCTGAATCCACCGTTGGTCAGTCATCGCCCCTCAGCTTTTTCGCCTCTCGTTCAGCCGCGCGTGCAGTCCCTCCACGCTGGCCGCAACCTGCCTCATCACTTCGTCCTGCTTGTCCATGCGCTCGGCAATTACGCCGAGCTCCCGGCTGGCATAAACAGTCAGCCGCCGCACTTCCTCGGCCTGGCGATCGTCTTTCGCCGCGATCTGCGTCATCGCCTCGGCCATCTGCCGCTGCGCCTGCACCCCGTCGCGCGAGATCTCCATCAGCTGATTCAGCAGGCTGCCCACGATCAGCACGATCACCAGCCCGATGAAGAAATTCGGACCCCAGGCGCGCAGCAGCGCGAACGCCTGGTTCGGATCGCTTTCGAGCAGCCTCAGCCCCTCGATGCCGATCGCCACCGTCCCTACGCTTCCCAGCGCGAAGTTCACGTACCGGAACCAGCCCCGGCGCAGCCCCACCCGAAGCTCCGTCGACCGCCCTGTACCCTGTTCCGATCCAAACATCGCTTTTTACCTTCCCCGTCTTTCCCAGGATGCCCCGTGCTGCGACGTAAAAATAGCGTCGAGAATTACCAGGGGGGTAGGTGACCCTACCCCATCACTTTTGCCCCAAAACCGCTTAAAACCCCCTTAGAACGCGAAATTCCGGGTATTGCCGGAAAAGCCGACCCCGGCCGGCGTCCGGAAATGTGCAGAAGTTCGACGCACAAATTGCCGTTTTCCCTCACCGGCAGGCCGCCTTTTCGGCCGCGTTGTAGCCCTTCTCGTCCGCCGGCCACAGCAGCTCGCTGTGGATGGCATTCCGAGGCAGCGGGATCTCGATCCGCGTCTGCCCCTCGATCGTCTTCAGCGGAACCATGAACTTCGCAAGGTCCGTCCCGAGGCCGGCTTTCTGTGGCATCTCGAAGGCCAGGTACTCGTTCGTCTTTTCGTCCACGATCACTTTCCAGAACGCCGTGGGGACGTCGACCTTGTCCGCCCCGATCTTCCGGTCACTCTTTGCGTCGTAGGCCGGGCCGGTGATGATCCACAGCGGATCGCCCGCCCAGGCCCACGCCCGGATGTCTTCTTCGAGGTACTTCCACGTCTGGCGGTTCAGCCCGGGAAGCTGCGGCGCCATGTTCGTGAGGATGAAGCTCTGCCGCTCCAGCGCCGTGTCGTAGCTGAAATCGGCGTCCGGACTCATGTGGCCGATGTCGTAGCCAGAGTGCAGGTAATCGGAAGGCTTCGCGCGCTCCGCCGCCGGCAGACTGTCGTCGGCCGCGAAAGCATTGCTGCGGGCGATGCAGCCGAAGCTGTGCTTCGGCGTGAGCACATGCGCGTCCCACACCGGGATCTTCGCAGCCGGATCGTAGTCGAGAGCATAGCCGGCGCGGCAGATCAGCTGCGCCTTCGGCGACGGCGCACCGTACGGCAACTCCGCGGCGCAGCTGGCTTTCGAGAGCGGCGCCGGCTGCGGCGTCTCCGGATAGGCGATGACAGCTCCGAAGCAGCCGATCATCGCCAGCACGAAAGCCACGCAGAACAGCGGCACGATCCATTTGCGGACGTCAATCACCTTTTCACTTCCCTGCATGCGGAAATCTCGGAGCGGCCATCCAGCCCCACGATTGTTTCGGTGTTGTAAAAGCAGGAGGTCTCCGAAGAGTTCATGCACTTCGTCAACGCCGCACAAAGATCCGGAGCCGAATAAACGGCACCGCTTCGGCCGTACACCGAGATCGGCGTCGGCTTGTAAGAGCAGCCTGCGATGAACAGCAGCCCTGCCAGCAACAATCTCTTCATCTCGTGACTCCCTTCCACGCAGTTAGCCCTCTACCAGACCCTCAATGCTGTGCTCTGGAACCCACTGCGGGCATTCGATCAGGGGATAGGAACATAACCTCAAAATCAGCGCGCGACCTAAATCCATGCCGAAAAAGGGAGATTTCAGATGGTCGGCGTTGTTCGGCTCAAGAGTCAGCTTCTTCGTCTGATCCAGAGCTTCCTGCGCTTGCTGCTCGGTGTCGAACGGAATGAACTGACCGCAGGCGACAATTCCCACATAGACCTTTGAAACCGGTGCCCGCCTGCGTTGGATCTTCACATCGTCCATCTGTGGTTCCCTCGCCTCCCCCCCGCGGGCCGCTGTGGTTGCAGCAAGCCCGCGCGGCTTCGGCCTTTGTTCAGGGTTAATTTGTCAGGCGATCCCGAGCAGTCCCTTCAGCCTGCCCTGGATCACGCCCACCGGCGCGAACATCGGTTTCTTCTCGACCGTGAACGTGACCAGGGTTCCGGTGACGCCGGCCTTCGAGACATAGCTCAGTACCACGCCGCTGGTTTCCGGCAGCGTGCCGCTGTCCGGACCGAGGCCGAGCTTCGCCAGCTGGGCCGCGGCCGCGTTGAACTGCGCCGGCGTGAGCATCAGACTGAAGACTGGCTTCTTCATCGCCCGCCTACTTGCCCCAGCCGAACAGCACGCCGATGATCGGCTGATATCCGGTCCCGCCGGTGACAGACGACTTGACGATCCGCACGCTGGGCAGCAGGTAGTAGTTGCCCTTCAGGTGGATCGAAGCGATCGCTCCCGTGTTCCACTGCCAGCCGGTATTTGTGCCGTTCCAGCTGACCCCAACCGCGGTGGGAACGTAGATCGGCACATTGCCGATCGTCGCCACCTGCTGCGCGATCCCAGCGCCCATGTTGGTGCTCACCGTGAACGGCTTCAGCGTGTTTGGCAACGCGTCCACCGCCGTGAAGGCATAGGTGGGCAGCGACGATCCGGTGTTCAGATTGCGCGCGTAGAGGCCGGTTCCCGCCACCGCCGGCGTGGCGCCGACGTTGTACGAGACGCCAACCGCGTACAGATTCTCGACGCCGTAGGTCGTGGTCTGTGACGCCGGCGGGGTCGTGGTAGTGGTCTGCGCGTGAGCCGGCAGAGCGACGCCGAGCAGCAGCGCGGCCAGAATCACAAGCGCAGCGCCTCCGCCTCCTCTTGGCGCGGCGGCAGCGATGGTCGCCGCAACGCTCGAACTCGATACTTCCCCTGTTCCAGACAGCTGCGTGATCGTAGTGGTGCTCGGCAGATACTTGCCCAGCACGCTCGATGCCAGGTCGCCCGCGATCATCTTCGCGAACTTGTAGAGCCAGCGATAGAAGTGGCTGCTTTGGGAATCGGGTGAGTCGAGCGCGCTCACGGCCGCCGAGAACGCCCACAGTGCGCCGAGACCGAGCAGGAAGGATTGATGAGACGTGAGTCCAAACATGCGTGCTCCTTTACGCCGCCAGTTTTTCTTCCTGCGCCGGCGGCTCGGGCGGCAGGTCGTACTGCGTGAGGTCGTATTCGCTGATCAGCTGCGCCAGCGTCGCGCCGTACTGCGGGTTGGTGCTGTAGCCGCAGTGCTGCAGCTGGAAGGCAAAGGCCACGGGAGAGTTGCGCACCGTCATGGCCGGCTTGTACCGCGGAGCCATGGCCAGCAGCCGCGCGTGCGCGCCGAAGCCCAGCGTCAGGCTCGGATAGCGCACAAACTGGGCCATCACATGGCGCAGCACGCCGTTCACGAATTCCGTGGTCGGGAATTCTTTGTACGTTTCCGGACTTGCCTGCGCCCCCGCCTTAATGCCGAAGTCGTTGTTGCACTGGATGGCCAGATCGCTCTTGCCCCATCCGCTTTCGAGAATCGCCTGGGCCAGAGTCACCGACGCCGGAACGCCATACGTCCGCTGCCCATACTGCGCAGCGGATACGCGGGATTTCAGGAATTCGGATTGCTCGGCGTTCACCCTGGCTCGCTCCCAGTCTCACGGGCGGGCGCGGCCTCGCCGTCCCAGGCTATCCGCGCCACGGATCCGTTTTCGCTCTGGCGTCGCCGCGATCCTCCGATTCAGAGAGATTCGCAACGCCTTTCCCTTGCGGGATCAGCCATGACTGTAGGCGGGACTGGTTGCGCGCACGCAGGAGCGCGCAATCGCAGCGGAGGAGACGAAGTTTTGGGGTCTGAGAGTGGCCTAGTTTATCCGGGAAGGTGGGTCACGATGAACCAAAGGATGGCGCCCACCAGGGAGAACAGCATCATGCCCCAGAAGACTCCGCCGATGATGGTGCCCATGCGAACCACAGGGAGCGGAGCCACCCGCACATCATTCAATGGGGCTGACGAGTCGGCGGATCCGTTCAGGGAGACGGGATCGCCGGAGCTCACCGGGAGCGACGCTGGCACCGATCTTGCCGCGAACACCTTCCCGAGAGCCCATCCAATAATCCCCAGCCCCACGATCGTGACAAGCACTCCCATGATGGCCTGAGACGTCATGCTCGCTTCCTCAGCTTTCTGGCGATCTCTGCGTTCCGCGGAAGCTCTTCCGGGGGCGCGGGTGTATCGACGATCCATTTTATGATGCGGCCGACGATGCTGCCTTCACCGCTGTGCCGCAGGACCTGCGCGCCTGCGCCCGCCTGAAGCGAATCCAGGAGATAGGTCGGACCGTCCTTGCGCAGCGTCATAGGCTTGAGGCCGCCGTCGGAGCGGATCGCCACAACGCAGCCGACAAGCCGATCCGGGTCACGACGATTCACGTCGATTAGCCCGATCAGGTCGCCCTGGATAAAGAGCGAGCCCGGATTAGGAAAACGTGCCGCTTGAATGAATCCATGATCCGGCATCCACTCGGGCAGCAGGGGGAGCATCGCTTCAACATTGCCGGGGAGCACCGCTTCTCTCGTACCTACTTTCGAAGGAATCCTGATAAGCGGAATCGTAGGTACTGACGGCTGCGCAGGCAAGTCCTCAATAGTTCCTGCCCCGCTGTTACCTTTGGGGAGTGCCCGAGCGATCGTCGCGGTGGCAGCGTGGAGCATCTCGGGGAGCATCGGATCCCCCATAAAAAAAGCATCCGGGACGCCGGCTTTCTCAAGGAAGAAGAGCTTCATCGCCCCATCTGAAAGGCGCGCGAGGGCCACCATCATTTCGGGAAGTGGACGAGCACGACCAGCTTCCCACTTCGAGACCGACGATGGCACGGTGCCCAGTCGGGCCGCAAATTCCGTTTGATTAAGGCCGAGCTGCTCCCGCAGTTCGCGGATGCGTCGGCTTACCTGCGGGTCAGCTTTCTCTTTAGGGTGCACGTTTTCCCTTGACACGGTTGTGAAATCAAGAATATTCTCGCTTTCACAATGCCGTTCATTACCACCCGTGATTTTACGCAGATTCGGGCCGAACTCCAGAAGGCGGCCCGATACAGGGGCCTCTACACCCGAGTCGCAGGGCGTTTGGGGATCACGTCGCAGCATGTCAGGGAAGTCGCTCACGGGCGCAGGCAGTCGCGGCGCGTCGAGCAGGCGATCGAACAGGAGTTTCGAAAGATCGTCGGCAAGGAGCGTGTTGCGTGAGGCGTAGTTCATCGCAGGCCCAACCTAGCCCCGGAGTACAAGGGTCGCCAATAGGAAAACCGTCACAAAATTTTCCCCGTCAGCAGCCGCTTTCGTTCGAGCCCGGAGACGAAAGCCTGAACGACGATGCGCTTGTCCGGGCGACGATCTCCGCCAGCATCAGGGCCTGTAGCCTGAGCCGCGTTCAGATCGCGGACGCCATGACGCAGCTCCTTGGCGTCCGCGTTACTACCAAAATGCTGAACAACTACAGCAGTGAGGCGATGCAGCCCTATCGCTTCCCGGCAGCGTGGGATCGCGCATTTTGCCGCGTCACCTCCGAAAACAAGCTGCTGACCTGCCGCGCAGAGCGAGCGGGGTTCTTCGTGATATCCGCAGAAGAGCAGGACATCCTCGAACTCGGCCGGCAGTACCTGATTCGCAAGCGCGCGGACGAGCAGGCCCAGCTCCTCGAAAAACGGCTGGAGGGAGCTGATCTGTGAATATCCCCGCGCTCTTTTCTTTCCTCCGCCGGCCGGCACCGGTGATCGACTGCCGCTCCACTCTCCAGCTAATGAATCGCCTCTATGGAATTTACTCCGTGGTCGGCCGGGAGCTGGGCGTCACTTCACACCACGTCAAACAGGTCGCTCTCGGAAGACGAAAATCGGCTGAGGTGATGGCTGCGGTCGAGCGTGAATTCCGTCGGATCGTCGACGCGGAGGCCGCCGATTGAGCGCGGCCCGCAATCTGGTTCCCTTTAAGCTCCCCGGCGAACAGGGGGTTCTATCCCTTCCTCCTATCGCCGGGGTTTCCGGGGCGAATGACGCTCCGGACGTTCCTGTGCGCGCGCTGCTCGTCAACTCCGCGGATGAGCAGTGCGCCCTTGAACGCCTGGCAATCCTCCGTCCCCTCCTCGATTTTGAGGACGATCCGGCCCTCTTCGCCCAATCCAAGAATCAGATCGTCGCCACGCTGTGCACGAAAAACCGACTCTGCCGCCGGACTATTTTCGACTGGCAGCGCCGGTACCGTGAAGGCGGCCTGGCCGCTCTTGCCGATCGCCAGCGTGCGGACAAGGGCAAGTCCCGGTGGTTCGGCGCCAACCAGCAGGCAGCATGGGTCGCGGCATATCTCCACCTTGAATGCCGGCAGAGCTACCGCGCGGTGCACGAGGCGCTGGTCGAGAACCGCGAGCTGCTGGAGCTGGCCGACCTTCCTCACTACGACACGGTGCGCTCCTGGCTCGGCTCGATGCCACGTTGCCTGCGCGCTTACGCACTGAAGGGCCGCCGCGTTTACCAGGAGCGCATGGCGCCCTATGTGAGCCGCGGCTACGCCGATGTCGCCAGCAATCAGATCTGGGTTTCCGACCACGCCATCCACGACGTGGAAGTGATGAACGACTGCTTTCCGGAAGCCGAGTGGGGCGCTCCGCTACGCCTGCGGTTCACCTGCCTGCTCGACTTCCGCAGCCGCTACGTGGTGGGCAGCAGCTGGTGCTGGGAAGGCAGCTCGCACTCGATCGCGACGGCCCTGCGCCGCGCCATCGGCGTCCACGGCGCCTGCCAGCACTTCTACTGCGACAACGGTAAGGACTACCTCAGGGTGGCGAAGGGCGCCGTTCCCGCGTATCTGATCGATCCGGAAGAGGTCCGCGGCTGGCACGAGCGCGAGCTGGCCCAGATCGAGCGCGTGGGCGTGCTGGCGCGGCTCGGGATCCGCGTGACGCATTGCATCGTGCGCCATCCGCAGTCGAAACACGTCGAGCGCTTCTTCCGCACGATGCACGAGCAGTTCGACCGCCGCTGGCATCAGCACTACACCGGAGGCGCTCCGCACCTGCGCCCCGACGCCACCGCGGCCGCCATGATGCTGCACCGCAGTCTGCTGAAGCATGGCCGCGCCGCCAGCTCCACGCACCCGCCGGCTTCGGCCTTCATTGCGCTGTGCATGGAGTGGATCGAGGAGTATAACCACCGGCCGCACAGCGGCCGCGGCATGGACGGGCGTACGCCGGCCGACGTTTTCGCGGAGCGGTCGATCGAGGAGCGCAGCGCGGACCCCAACGCGCTGGCGCTCCTGCTCGAAGAGCACACGCGGCGCAGGGTGCGCGAATGCTCGGTGGAACTGGAGAAGCGGCGCTTCACATTCTTCGACGATGCCTCCCGCGACACCCTGCACCAGCTCAACGACACCAGCGTGGTGGTGGCCTACGACGCGAACGATCTCGACTCCGTCGCCATCCTTGACGACGCCGGCCACTTCCTCACCTGGGCTAAGCCGGAGAGCTACCTGCGCATGGATCCGGCCGATCCCGAGACGCAGCGGCAGATCGCGCAGTCGATGGCGGATCGCCGCCATCTCGAAAAGCAGACACGGAACGCGCTGGCTCTGATCAGCCGCACGGCGCGGGCCATCGGAGCGAAGACTCCGGTCGAGGCGATGGCCGATCGCGCCTCACTCGTCCCGGTCATCGAATCAGCCCTTACCCACCGTTCCCCAAAACTAAAACCCGCGAGCGATGCGCAGGCGCCGGCGAGCGCCGCGGACATCGCCGCCAGCGTACTGGAGGCCCTGAAGTGACCACCGTGAAGAGGCCGAGCAGGACAGAGCAGATCCCGGTGCGCATCGCCGCGCTGGCCCCTACTGCTAAAGAGCGCAGGGAGACCATCGCCGAGGTGCGGGACTATCTCGCGCGCACCGGTCTTCAGACTGCCGATTTTGCCCGCCATATCAACTACGCCACGTCCACCATGGGGCTGTTCCTCGCCGACAAATATCACGAGGTCGGCGGCGACGACAGCAACATTCGGCGGGCGGTGCGGGATTTCATGGCCGCCCATCCGATCGAAGCGCCCACGCGCGTGGCCGGCGACCTTTACGACACGGAGAATACCCGGCGCATCCGCGAGACCTTCCAAAAGCTGTTGCCGCGGCCGGTGGCCTACGTGATCTACGCTCCACCCGGATCGCAGAAGACCTTCGCTCTCGAAAACGAGCTGGCCCGCTTCAACCGCGAGGAGATCGGGAAAAACGGCCATGGACGCCGCGCGTACTACGTTTACGCGCGCCAGAACCTCAAGCCGCGCGATCTGATGCGCCGCATCTGCATCGCCTGCGGAGTGCCTGCCAGCAGCGAGATCGACCGCATGCTCGCCAACCTGCGCTTTCAGTTCCGCTCGCGCCGCGTGCTGCTGATCGTCGACGAAGCCCAGCATCTCGAAATCGAAAGCCTTGAGACGCTGCGCGAACTGCTCGACCAGCCTCCGCACATAAGCCTGCTGTTCGCCGGCTCCCACGATCTCAAGGAGAAGTTCGATCGCTTCTCCGCCACGCTCGAACAGTGGAACTCGCGCATCATCGCCAAGGTTCGCCTGCCGGGCCTGCAGCGCGAAGAGGCCGAGGGCATCATCCAGCGCGAGATCGGCGACCTGCTGGCAAAGCTGCCAGCGCCGCGCGCCCAGAAAGTCGTCGAGTCAATCATTGCCCAGTCGACCACCCGCGACGCGTTCGAGAAGGGACGCACCTACATCAACGTCCGCACGCTCACCAACGCGCTGTGGCAGACCCGCGCGGCCGCAAACGAGAAAGAGGCAGTCGCATGAGACATCATCGCAGCTTCACGCCGCGCGGCTTCGAAGACTTTGCCGACTTAATCGACACTCACGGTCAGCAGATCGTCGTGCGTGAATCGAGCTCGCTCGCCCCCCGAGTTTGGATATTTGTCCACTCGAAGGAACTCGATCCGCATCTCCTGGTCAACGGCGCTCACCTCGATCCAGATCAGGCTCTCGTGGTTGCGGCGGCTCTCGTTGAGTTCGCCAGTCGACACACACCCCGTACCGAGAAAGAGGCAGTCGCATGAAAACCCAATTTTCCGCCTGCTCCATGATGCCGCTGATGGACGCGGCGTGTCCTTTCGGCGACGGACACAGCGAGCACTGCTGCGAGAAGGTCGTCGATCACCAGGGCCATCATCGCTGCGCATGCGGCTACGCGTGGACCGAGCGGAGGCCCGGCACGGTGGTCATGGTCGAGAACCCTCTGGCGCCCAGCCGCGGATCCGTCATCCGCCGGCAGGTCGCGCGCTGCGCCGTGCTGGCGCTCTGCCTGACGGGCTTCGGAGCATGGTTCGCCGGCCGCGGCGAGCTCGCGCGCCAGCGCCAGGTGTCGGCCGCGCTGCACCGCGCCCTGCTCAGCTTCGGCCTGGATTGCCGCTACCAGCCCCGCGACGGCTCGCTGGAGTGTGTTTGTGCCTCGCCCGATTGTCAGGTCCCCCGAAGTTCCACCTCAACGCAGGAGGATCAATGAATACCGGCCCTTGTGGTTACCCGCCTGGATCGAAATGGCGGCCGAAATTCCGCCCCGTATCGGAGTCGCGCTTCGGGCCTTTTCCGCTGCGCGAAGTCATCACCTTTCCCAACGGCCGGAGGCGTTTCCGTCCGCGCTTCCGCCGCAACCGCCCGATCTGGGGCGCGGCGCTTCGCCACGGAGGCTTTCCGGCGATCGCTTGCGCGTTCGCGGGCGCCCTGCTCTTTCTGTGGTTCCTGATCGCGATCGTCGCGCCTTTCTTCGACGGCCAGGTGGCCGCGGCGCTGGGGAGATAACCATGGCCATCGGGGAGCCGGAAGTGACGTGCGACGTGTGCGGGCGCTCGAAGCCCGAGGCGGAGACATGGAGCGTCGCCGTGCTGGACGCATGGATTGCATCCGCCTGGATCACCTTCGCAGCATCGCGTGACAGCTGGCGCGACGCTTCCGGCCAGTTGCCCAATCATCTGCGCTTTTTCGATCTCTGCGGCGAGGGCTGCGAGATCACCGCCCACACGCGCTGGCATGCCGGCGCCTTCCCGGAAGTGAAGGAGACCGGTATATGAACCTGCAGCTGATCGCACCGTTGCCCACGACCGTCGACGCGCTCTGCCTTCTTCTGAATGAGAAGAAGGCGGCGGCTGAGGCGGCCGGCGAGGATCTCGCCAAAGCGAAGTCCGCTCTCATCGATCAGGTGCAACGCTTCGGCTACCTGCCCGCCGGCGCCGAGAAATCGATGCGCCTCGATGGCAACGAGTTCGTCGCCACCGTCACCGTGGGCAGCACGGTCGAGATCGTCGACCGGCGCGTGATCGAGCTGCAGCTCGCGCTCAGCAAGGCGAAGAAGCCGCGGATTTTCCCTCAGCTCTTCGAGCGCCGCGTGAAGTACTCGCTCTCGAAAGGAGCTTCGGAGCTGCTGCAGTCCTCGATCGCGAAGCTGTCCGATCCGGTGCAGAAGCGCCTCACCCAGCTTTTCTCGCTGTGCTTCGACGTCAACAGTAAATCTCCTTCCCTCAGCATCGAGTCCTCTTCCATGGTCAAGGCCAGGGAAGCGAAAGCCGCGAAGAAGGCGGCGAAGAAAGGAACCGCGCGGTGAGCTCACTTTCAGCCTTTGAACGGCGCGCGCTTTGCATCCTCGAAGCCATCGAGTGGCATCCGCTGGCGTTTGCGGACATAGATGAAAAGCTGGTCGACTCCGGACTGCCGTACGATCCGGAGACACTGCGGCCCGAGATCGCACTGATGGCTCAGGAGGGCATGGTGCGGACCTCTGCGTTTCCAGCGCCAGGCGGAAACCAGATCACCGGCATCGAGATCACCGAGGACGGCCGTCGCGAGCTCGCGCGGCTTCGGGGCCTCGACCGGGCGCAGCTCGATCCCGACGAACTGGAGGAGCGCGCGGAGGTGTACGAGCGCGCCGGCGTTCCGCCGCAGGCGACGATGTGCAACGCGGAGGAGCCGGAGCTCGATCTGCGCGAGACCACAGCGACCATCTGCATGACGGACCGCGAGCTGGATGCGTGGTGGGACTCGCTGACGATCGACGCGAAAGCGGAGGTCCTGATGAACCACTACGGCGCCGCGGCGGCCGACAACGAGGTGGCCTGATGCTGCAGACGCGCCTCTTTCTCAGCTGCGACGGTGACGGCTGCGCGAATAAATCCCCTGTAGTCGACGGGGCGATTCGCTCGCACACATGGCTGCGTGCCGAGATGGCGCTCGCCGCCGGATGGGTCCGCATCGGCAACCACGACTACTGCGACCGGTGCGCCTTTCTGTACACCCGGGAGCCGAAAGGGCGCAGGAAATGAGCCCGATCTATCACGATCCCGAAGGCAAATTCACCGCGTTCATTTGCGATCGCGGTGGACGCCGCCGACCGTGCCAATTCTGCCGCACCGGTTATGTGACGAAGCTCTGCGATTTTCCGGCTGGTCCACGCGGCAAAACCTGCGACGCCGGAATGTGCGACAAGTGCGCGACGAACGTCGGCCCGGATCGCGATCACTGCCCGCGCCATAAGCACCTGCAGCCCCCGCAGGCCGACCTTCCACTCGGAGGGGCCGAATGAGCACACTCTTCGCCAATCTGCCGGAGCAGCGCGCGGTCGATCTCGACTGCAGCATCGGCCATCTGCTGCGCGGCCGCGTCGGCGGTCCGTTTAAGACGCGCCTGACCGAAGACGAGGCGGCCGTGCTTACGGGGATCCGCTACCACCGCGGCACGGCGAACGCCATCACCATCGCCGCGCTGCGGGAGCGCACGAAGCTCGGAGAGCGCGAGATCAAGGCCATCGTCCGCGCGCTGCGCATCAACTTCCGGCTACCGATCGGCGCCAGCAAGAATTCTTCTACCGGCGGCTATTTTCTCGTCCTCACGCCCGAAGATCTGGCGCTGGCCATGAAGTCGCCTCTCGATCAGATCCGCGCCGAGCTGGCCGTGGTGCGCGCTCTGGGCGGGGACACTCGCGAGATCCTCGGCCAGCTCACCCTGGAGGTAGGCGAGTGAGCTCTCTCTCGTTCAAGAAATGCTTTGCGGTAGGCTGCGAGGCCGTCATTCCGCGGCACATGCTGATGTGCCGGGATCACTGGTTTCGAGTGCCGAGCTGGACGAGGGAGGAAGTCGCACGCACCTGGGCTGCCTGGGAACAGGGCGGAGCCGGTACGCTGCGCCTCTACGTCCTCGCCACGCTCCGCGCGCAGCTGGCTATCGCCGAGAAGGAAGAAAAGCACGATCCGGCGAAAGCGATCCGCTCCATGATTATCCGAATCGAACAAAAGGAGGCAGCATAAAATGGCTCGGCCGAAGAAGCGAGTACTTATCTTCTCCACGCTGGAACAGGGAAGCGGCGCAATGCTGTTCGCGCTGAGCACGCGTGGATGTTCCCCCTGGCAACGGGTAACGGCGGTGAGCGTCGGCACCGTCGAAGAGTTCTCTTTTGAGCTTGCCGCGCTCGCGCCCGACGCCGTGCTCATCTTCCGCGACGGCTCTTATTCGAACGGTCCGGTGGGCGCCTGCGAGCGCGCTGCAGTCGATGCCGGCGTTCCCATCCTGCTGGCGGCGCGCAAAGGCGACATCCCTCAGGACAGCCTGGCGTCGATGGCGCTCGGTCCGAAGCAATGCGACATGGCGAACATCCTCCACGCACTCGGCGTTGTGACCAGCCGCAAGCGCGGACCGAAGCCGGTAACGGCCGCGGCCGTGGCGCAGGAGGCGTTGGCATGAAGCTCTGGTGCGTTCCCTGCGCCCGCGCCAACCGAGCCACAGTGGCGACGTGCACGGTCGAAGACGATCTGTGCTGTGCAGCTTGCGCTGCACGCGAGGCAGCAGCAGCAGGCGTCGAGCCGGTGCCGCTGAAGAACGCCGACAGTCCTGCGCTTCCAGTGATTCCGGAGATCCGGCGCGCCGGCGATCAGATCGACAGCGCCGAACAGGAAGCCGTTGATCTCGTCACACACCACGGCGCTTTTCCGAAAGGCGCTACCCTGGCACCGGTCGATGCCAAAGATCGGCGCGCTCCCTCGGCGGGTTCGTCGATGGTCCGCAAGGGGAGCGATAGCACCCGGGAACTCCCGGCCGGGGCCGATGACCGGGAGAAAAGTTTTAAGGAGGAACCACCCAGCATGCGACACAGCAATCGCCTCAGTCCGGCGGCGAAGGAATTGATTCGAAACGCCGACCCCTCGATCTCGCACAATCAGCTCGCCGATAAGTACGGCGTAACCGCCGCCGCCATCTCTTACCACCGCAGCAGGGGCCGGAAATCCTCAAAGAAGGCTGGCAAAACGGTACCTGAATTGCCCCCCCCCGGTTTCCGCTGCGCCAATGACCGCGCTCGTGCGCATCATGTTCGAGCACCTCACCCTGGAGATATGCGAGAAGGTCTGGGGCGCCCTTTCACCTGCGCAGAAAATGGACGCGCTGCGCTCACTGCTGGCCGGAACTGAGGCGGCGTGACCCCGGATCACCAACTCGTGCTCGTGCAGTCGTGGTTCGACCGCGAGCTCACTGAGACGGAGCTCATCACCGCGCGGCAGATGCTTGCGCGCGGCGACCGGGCTCCGTACATTGCCCGCTTCCTCGACATGCGGGCGCGTGCCGATCGGCCGAAGGAGCAGACCACATGACCTGCGAAGTTCTCGTGGGACGCCGCTGGATGCGGCGCTGCGACAGCAGCGCGGTGAGTTATGAGGTGATCTGGCGCGGCCAGAGCCTCGGCCGGTATTCGCTTTGCCCGCACCACGCGAGCCTCGTTGCGAACAAGCCTGTTGATCTGGTCCGTCTCAGCAATGAAGGCGCGGTGAAATACCCGCGGAATCGGAGGGCCGCATGACGCTCGGCGAGGTGCTGAACCGCTGTCACGATCTCGGCCTCGACCTGCAGCTGCAGGATGATGGCACGATCCGCGTCTTTCCGATCGGCTATCCGGAGAACTTCACCACGGCCGCGACGCTGGCCGACGCGCTCGGCATCGCGGAGTTCTGGGAGGCAGACCATGGCAACTGACAGGCGCGCGCAGATCATCGTTGCCGTCGGAGACAATCCGCTCGCCGCCATGACCTTTGTCGAGATCTCACAGCGACTCGGCATCGCGCCGATCGCCGTGCGCGGCGTCTACCGCACGGCGATGAACAAGCTGCGCAGAAACACGGAAGCGCTGGAGCGCATGGCCGAGCTCGCTCGCGAGCTCGAACGCCATCGCCCGGTTGACCTGGACTGGTTTGGCTCGGAAGACGAGGGGGGAGAAGTTGCCGGGGAATCCGGGATATCGCAGGAAGTGCCAGTGGCCACCGTGCGGCGCGCTGGTGAAGCGCAATCGCGATCGGTTCTGCAGCGACAAATGCCGCATGAAGGACCATCGCGCGGCAAACGGCCGGCGGCCTCGGACCTGTCCGCATTGCGGCAAGTCGCTGCGCAAAAGGGGACGGCCGGAGTGAGGAGGGAAGGATGAAGCCAGTTTCGCCAGTTATGCCCGGCTCCGAATCGATCGAGGTGGTATTTGGTAAGGGCCAACCCGAATACGAGCCGTTGCCGGCAGTTTACCTCGATACTCTCTCGCGCCCGGTGCTTTCGCGCTGGCGATTCACCGAGGAGGAACGCGCGGCGATAGCAGCGGGTGCCGACATCGTTCTCACGATTCTCACCTTTGGCGGTCCGCTGGCTCCAAGCCATCTGCAGGTAGTGAAGCCGGAGGAGATGCCGCTCTTCGTGGAGGAACCTGCGTGAGTGAGTCACGCGTCACCGGACCGCAGCTGAAGCGCCTGCAGACGCTCTACGGCCAGCTCTGCGCGCACACCCAGGAGCGGAACACGCGCGAGGCGCGGCTGCGCTGGGCTTCGGACCTGGTGGGGCGCTCGATCGCGAGTTTCTCCGATCTCACCCAGTCCGACGCGCGTCATCTGATCGATGCGACGCAGGGCCAGCTCGGCGTGCAGCACCCGGTGAAGCACCGCATGCCGCGGGAAGCCGCCGATCGCCACGGCCGCGACGGCCGACGCGACGGCGACGATCTCGCCGCGGTGCCTGAGATGGTGAGTGCAGACGATCTGGCCACCATTGAGGAGTACTACTCCCGGCTTGGATGGACGCGCGATCGCTTCGACGCCTGGCTGCGCTCGCCGCATTCGCCGCTGAAGAAGACCGCGCCCACGATCCGCACCAAGGCCGACGCCAACCGCGTTCGCTGGGCGCTGATCGGCATGCTCAAGAGCGCCGGCCTGTGGAGCGACAACAAGAGGAGGCAAGCATGCGCGTAGCCTGCTGCAACTGCAAAAGCCCGGTTGACTTCGAGGACCTCGATCAACCTGACATCCGCAATTTTCCGGCATGCTCGGTCATCATCATCGAGCACTCGCAGCAGGTGACCTGCGCCTGCGGCGCGGTTCTCGCGCTGTTCACTGGAGGCGTCAAGGTGGGTTTCTCCACAGCAACCGTTCCGCCGAAACAGCGCACGTCGCCGATCGTCATTCCCGGGAGGATCCTCTAAGCCGTGGACGAACGCCTGCGCGCCATTCGGGAATTCGAGCTCGCGATCCACGCCGCCCTGCAGGCGAGCGAAGAGGTTGAGGCTGCGCGCCGGCGTCTCCGCGAACAGGGCATGGATCTGTCTCATATCGACGTCGCCGCGTACCTCACGCTGGCCAGCATGGCCGCCGCGCCGCGGCCGCCGGATCAGAGCGACGCCGAGTTTCTGAAGTCGCTGCGCATCGCGCCCGACGTCACGCCGGAGTCGAAGCCGTGAGCACGCCCACCTTCGATCGCCAGATCCTGCTCCCCTTCGCGGAGAAGGAGTGGATATCGATGGACCGAACCGCGCGGATCCTCGGCATCAACGTCGCCTCCGCCTATCGCCTGCGCTCCATGCGCGACGCTCATGGCCGCCCGCTGCTCGACGTCATCGACTACGGCGCCGGCAGACGCCAGCGCGTGCTCTATGCCAGCGTGGTGCGCTACTGCGACTCGCTGCGCGATCTCTATTGCATCCCGGACCGCCGGCCACGTCTCGCCGGCTCGCTCTTTCGCCATCGCGACGAAGACCTCCTGCCGTTCCCGCTCAGCGACACGATCGATGTCACCCGCGCTTTGGCCTGCGTGGGCTATGAGTCCGAGGAGGGCGTGTACGGCCTGATCGAGGAGGGCGCGTTCGAGGCGTACCGTATTCTGCCGGTCGCCGGCTCTCCGTGGCGCATCTCCCGCAGCTCGTTCGCCGCCTGGCTCGATCGGACCCGCAGCCGGCCGCGGGAATAAAACCTCTCATCCTCCGCATCTGCCGCTCCCTGCCTCTGTTTCGCCTCGCGCGCGCGCGAAGATGGCCGCATGATGCGCCGCTGCGCCCTCCTCCTTTTCGGCCTGCTGAGCCTGCCCGCCTTCGCGCAAACCGGGTTCGTCACCATCACAAACTCTGCGCCGCTGACCGATGGCTCCGGCGTTTCTGTCCAGAATGGCATCGCGACGTTTCAGGTGATGAACGGCTCCGGCCAGCAGATCGGCGTGCACGTCGGCGTACAAGGCGGACAGGCCGCCGGCGTACCCGTCCAGATGCCGGTGAACAACGGTGCGCTCGTTGGCGTCTGGCAGTGCTCCGGGTGGAGTGGAACTACCTGCACGGGGAGCGATCCAACCGCGAATGGAACAAATCTCGTTCCGGATCCAGTGATCCAGTCGGGATGGGCCACCTGGAGCAATCCCGGCGACGGATGGACCATCGGCGCAGACGACGGCGGCTACGCAAGCGTCAATGGCTTCGTGGTTCCTGCATCTGCATCTGGAACGCAGGAGGGATCGGTCAGCGCGCCGATCACTGTGCAGCCTGGACAGACATACACCTTCGCCGGCTACTTCGACGCCACAAACATGACGAGCGGCGCCGCCGCCTGGGTGGTGACGAACTCCTCAGGGACCGTAACCTACTCGTCCGTTTTCGCGGTAGCTGGCCAGAAAGGCAGCCTCTCAACGCAGTTCACTGTGCCCACCGGGGTGACGCAGGTTTACATCAACGCCTCGAATTACCATGCCGTGATCTCTTCCGGCCAGAACCTCTACTTCGGCGCGCCGCTGCTGCAGGCTGGACCGTCGCAGCTCCCCGACACCAATCTTTCCAGCCCGCAGAACGCCTGCGTGATGTTCACCGTGACCAGCAACGTCGAAACCGGCGGCGATGGCAGCACGATCCTCGGCGGTCCGGGAAGCGGCTACACCTGCCTGCAGCCCGCATACAACAACAGCTGGTGCACCAACGGAGTCTGCGATCTCAGCAAGTACATTCCCGCCACCACGCCTGGAGCATTGCAGACCGCCGGGCCGCCGGGTGCGGCGCCGAATCTGAGCATTGGAACGACAACGACGCTTTCGCCGGGCGCCAGCGCCACTGCTACCCTGAGCGGATCGAGCCCGAATTACACGCTGAGTCTCGGACTCCCCGCCGGCGCAAATGGATCCGGAACGGTCGATTCCAATGCGGTGCACATCAATTCGTCAAGCCTGCAATCGATGGTCGGTCCGCTGGCTATGACTCCCGCTGCTGGCCTGGCGGCGCTGACGGTGAACTCCACGAACTATGCCGGCATCGTCTCGATCAATAACCACACCACCCCGGGAAGCTGGGGCATGCCCGAGTATGCCTACTACGGCTCCGTAACCGTCAGCGGAACCAATGGCCGGGCGTACATCTACGACGCGGTGACCGCCGATGATCGAACTTCTGGCGGCATCCATTCGATCGCCTATCAGGCGGTTCTGACGACGACCCAGGCCGCGTCTCAGATTAATCTGCTCGCGGGGCATGTGGTGCAAACGCAGCTTCCCGACAGCCCCGCCAATCAGCTATACAACGGCTGGGGCTACGACTGCGAGACGGATGGCGACACGAACGAAGGGATCCTGAATTTCTGCCTGTACAGCGCGGATGGGTTTGCCCTGAACGCTTTCTCGATCGGCGCGCAGTATCCCAACACGGGAGCAACGTCCACGCCCTCTCAGAACCTTGTTTTCACCTCTTATCTGACGGGGACGCAAAGCATCGCCTACGTCATGGAGGGTGCCAGCGGGCAGCTCAGCCTCAATGATGGGCTGTTCATCTCCTACGGCGCGGGCGGCGGCGGCGTTGCCGGGTATCTTGTCATGAATCCGGACGCAACACTGACGTGGTCACCCACTACGTACAGCTCTGGATATCACGACACGGTGGGCCGGGGGGACGTTGGCCTTTCCAGGCTGACGTCGGGGGCGCTGGCTCTTGGTGACGGTAACTTTGGAGATGGGTCTGGTGACCTGTACCTGTCCGCCATTGGCCTGGGCACGGGCAACATGGGCCGCGCGGGCATCACGCAGGCCAACGGCACCGGCATTTACTGGCTCAATTCTGCCGGGTCCGCACTGCTGGACGGCATCACCGTGGACACGTCTGCCAACCACTTCTACTTCGGCAACGGCAGTCTCCACGATTACAGCGCCACCATCACGGCTTCCCTGGGAAACTTTGTCACCGCGACCGCGAACTCCATGGTGATTGACGGCGCGAGCGGAGGCCAGATCACCGGCTATATGAATGTGCTGACCGGCTACGCCGTGAACGGCACTGACGGGTATACCGGCTCGCTTTCGTGTGGCACCGGGACCCACGTTGCCACCATTCCGATTGCCGGCGGCATCATTACCGGGGCACCCACCTGCAACTGAGAGAAAAGGTGAACGAATGAAAACGATTTTAAAACTCTGCGCGCTCGCTGCTCTGGTTCCGGGCGGGTTCGTGATGGCCCAGCATGAGAAGGGCATCGATTTCACCCAGCAGCTGACCACACTTGCCGGCACGCCGTTGCCGTCCTCGCCTGAAAAGGGCGCATCTGCGCTGACGCTCGGCGACGTATGCGTTAATGCGCTGGAGACGCCGCTCGAAGCGGACAGAGGGGTCAGCGGCGAGGCGAAATTTAAGCTGGATTCGCTGGCGCGAAAGATCTATGGAAAGAAGGACGTGCTGCTGACCGTGGACGAGAGCGCTCTGCTCAAACAGCGTATCGGTCAGGCGTACGGACCGCTGGTGGTTGGGCAGGCATGGAGGATGCTGGACCCGGCCGAAAAGTAG